CAAGATGTTGGATTATTAATTCCGTCCATAGCAAGATTTGAACTAAAATCAGGTAATTCACCATTGTTCAAATCCTTCATTGCAGTTTGGATGTCCCTCAATGCCCAGTAAAGAGGCGGCGGGCTTCCAGGCTGAAGCCAGCTCGGCAGCTTAAGCTTTCGTAACTTATCAGCAAGCCCAGAAAGCCATTCTGTAGCTCCCTGAATAGCTTTAGAAACCGTATCAAAAGCACCAGACAATGCGCCGCCAACAAAGGCTCCAATATCCTGGAGGATAGGCCAAACGTCCTCTAAAGCGGGTTGTAAAACATTTTGCCACAAACCAGCCAAAGCGGTAACAGCCACACCAAGAGTAGCACTTAACACATCTGCTAATGAGCCTATGAACGGAAATAGAGTCCCCTGCATCCATGACCAAACAGCTTCTATAGCAGGCAATAACGTATTTTGCCAAAAACCAGCCAGAGTAGATAAAGCCGCAGGAATAGCTACTTCAAGCCAAGCCTTTAAATTATTAAAAACGGGTTGTAGATTATTCCAAACATTTGTAACAATGTCTCTAATTCCACCAAAGTTTGTAGTCCAAGCCTGATAGAGTAAATAGCCAGCCAAAGCAACGACCGCCATAATAGCAATCACGGGAGCCATGGTAGTTATCAGCGAAATCATAGCGGGTACAACAGTCGTATAAACGAAAGCAGCAATAGCAACACCAACAGCGGCTAAAGCACCAACAATCACACCTTGATTATTAGACAACCATCCAAAGGCATCTTGTAAGAACTGAAAAGCCTGTGGTATCCAGGTAATAATATTATTTGCCATTGTAGATATAGATTGTGTCAATCCATCCAAGAAGGCGATTGTTTCAGGCTTATTCAAAGCATCAGAAAACATAGTAGCTAAAGTAGTTAGTCCAGGCAGTAAAACACCACCAATACCCTCACCAATATTGTCAAAATTGTTTTTGAGGATTCCTAGTTTACCAGCGAATGTATTTCCAGCCGCTTCAGCACTACCTTTGAATTGAGTTTCAACTTCACCCATAATAATCGCTTGCGCACCAGCCATATCATTAGTTTCCACCATGGACTTTATCATTTCTTTTTGTTCGTCAGTAAATTGAACACCAGCTCTACCCAATGCGCTAATTCCACCAATAGGGTCATTCAAGGCTTTTGACAATAGCATAGTAGCAGAAGGTAAATCGGTTCCCATTGCAGTAGCCATATCAAGTACAGAAGCTTGTGCCCTTGGGAAAATATCACTACCAATATTCGTAAATGTCAACATAAGGTTAGAGGAGGCTACAATAGCATCATCCTCAAACATCGTCACTCGACTCAGACTGTTAGCCAAATCATTGACAGAGTCAACGGTCATACCGCTAACACCACCCGTAGATGTAAGTACAGCGTTTAATTGAGCCTGAATTTGTTCAGCTTCAGCAGCCGCGCCTACATAATGAATAAGTCCAGCGCCAGCGGCAGCAATTCCAGCACCAACAGCAGCGATTCCACCCGCAAGAATTCCACCACCTACGGCAGATAATCCTTGTAATGCCTGATTATCAAATCCAGCTAATTGAGATTTTGCGTTTTCAATTCCGCTTGAAAATTCTTTAAGTCCTAATTTCAGCGGAACAATAAGTTCTTGTAATAGCATTTACTCTTTCCTCCTTAAATCTGCTCCGCCCGCCATAGCGTTCATTTGTTCAACGATTGCCAATAATGCCTCGGGGCTTTGCGGTTCTTTAGCCTTTCTAGCCTTTGTAAAGTCTGGAATGAAGTCTTTAGGGGCAAAAGTTTTTGTTCTTTTGCCCTTATTGACATTTGCAATCGTTGAACAAATCATGCCCATTCGAAAATCTTCTCTATCATCTCCAAATGGTTCTATTGAGTAAAAAGCTATCCATTCAGATATTTCACGACTAGAAATATTCTTTAGTCCCCATTCGACAGAAGGCCATCCAAGATTTATAGCTAGGCGGAAATAGAATCTCCGCCTTGGCTGGGTAAAAAATCCTCACTCATCTTTTTTATATCATTATCTAATAAACCAGATAATCTTTGCGCGATATCAAATAACTTTGAGATAGGAATCGCAGACTTTTTGCAAAAATTAGCCAGGTCAGCATCATTAAACAATCTATTCCCATCTTCATCGCAGATTGTTAAAACCAAAAGTTTAGAGCGTACATTCTCAAGGTTTAGGGTCGTATTTTTACCCTTTTGTTCTGCACAAGAAATTTCAAACTTATCTCTTTCAAGTCCGTTCAAACCTCTAACATAAACAGAACCACCCCATTCAGGTACTTCTACAAGTTCTTTTGGTAAATCATTGGCAGACAAAATATCATCACGGGATAAAATTTTACTCATTTTTCTTTTCTCCTTTTTTTTAAACTAAGCCAAAACAGCGGAGCCGCTAGGACTAAACGTAACCGAAGCCATCAACGTTTCGGGGCTTTGAGCATCAATTTCTTCCATCTTGTAAGCAGTAATATAAGAACTGAAAGTCCAGCTCGTAGCGGGAGTCGTCGGGAAATCAAGTGAATAAGCACTCAGAGTACCAGCAACCAAATCAGCGGACAAAAGAGAAGCCGAAGTGGTCCAGTTAATCTTTGCAGTAAATTCACTAATCTCTTTCACCTTAGAAGGAACTCTTTCCTTCCAGCCTCCAGAACCGTGATTAGTAGACTCGATAGTCTCATGCAAAATTTCAGGCGGGTCAAGAGAAACAACTTCAGCGATAGCACTGCCACTACGCTTGAGAACAACACCATAATTAGAAATAGCCATTTTTTAAATAACTCCTTAAAACAAAAATTAGTTAATCGTTAAATCCCCAGTAGGGGAGAATGTTATAGTTGCCTGCATTGTCTCAGGCGATTGAGAATCCATTTCTTCAGGAGAAATTCCAATAACACGAGTATAAAATTCCCAAGTCACCAATGGTGACGTATTGAATCGAATCTTATACAAGATAATATTGTTAGAAAGTAAATCAGCCTGAATTTCGCCAGGAACAATTTCAATAGGGTCTGTTTTGTTAGGCTCCCAGTTAATAACGACAGAAAATTCTTCAATGCCTTTCAACTTACCAGGGGTTTTTTCCTTCCACCCTCCAGAGCCATGACTCGTAGATTCTTTTGTTTCATGTGTTATTTCAGGGGGGTCAATTCTGACAACATCGGCAACCGTAGAGGTTTCTCTTATCAATTTAATTCCATAATTTGAAACTGCCATTTTTTTAACTTCCTTTGTAGAAAATAAAGAACTCAATCACATGGCGGTAAAAGACTTCATCAACAACATCAAAATCATTGAGTAGAAAACTCCCTTCTGTGAAATAAGTTTTAGTAGCATCGAAAGCGGTAATTATCGCTTCTGACATAATTTTCATTTCGCTGTAAGTAGAGGCTAAAACGTCAAACTGAAATCTACTCTTTCTCAAAGTGTCTGTAGCGTTCTGTGTTCGATTTGGAATTCTTGAAATCCGCTTGTAAACAACACATGGTAAGGCAGCATCTTGTACCTTTTTATTAGGGTAAGCAGCGTAACCAAGAGTATTGAGGGATGATTTAATTGTTTCTTCTATCATTTACATTTTCCCTCCTATATCCTCTTGAATAGCCTCTGCAACAGCCTTAACAATGTCATCACTATGACCATCAATTGCTGGACGAACAAAAGGTTTCCCTTCCCATTTTGAGGTTCCAAATTCTACAAACTCAGCATAGCCAGCACTAACCACCATTTCAGCACCATCAGCGGTTTCATTAGCTGAATGGCTATTCTTTAGAAACCCTGTTTTCACAGGAGCATTCTCCATTGAATATTTCATCAACGTATAAGCACCAGCCAGCATTGATTTTGGGGTTAGTCCTTTCAGGGACTCTAACTGTTTATTGAGAGCGTCCAAACCTTCTATACCACTCATATTGTTACCCTCTTGACTCTAATTTGAGTCCCAGAGATACCAATACGAGGATATTCTGTAGCTTCATAGTTCACATTTGTTACAGCCCCACCAAATCTATGAGTTATGGTAATTAGACTTTTATTATTGACATTTACCCCATTGGCAAACCTGATAACAGCATCACTATCTGTTTGGACCACATCACCTTTTAGAGCCTCTACACCATTGGTCATAAACACACCACAGGGAATTCCACTAGCAGAAGTAACATAAGAACCAGACTTGATTTGTTCGCCAAAGCTATTCAATCCAACAGTGTAATTAGTGATTGTGCAAGTATCGAAAAGTGAACTGGCTTGAGTAGATTTCATCGAATTGATTTCATTGGAAGTGAAAGGTTTCATATTTACCACTCCCATTCATCATTCTTGTATGGGTCATCCGTAAAGTTAATCTCACCAACCTCGATAGCATAGCCAGAAAGATAAGGTAAAGCACTATTGATACAATCTTGATAGTTTTTCATTGCCATGTCATACATCTGAGAGCGTTGAAAGTTTCCCCCATCGGCACTAAAGTTATAAGCGGTTACTAAATCAGTTAGAATCTTTTTCCAAACAATAACTTTTGCGATAGCGTAAAGCTTCTTGAAATCTATAGCTTCAGCTTCAGTATCCACTTCGTATTCCAAAAGAGTATCAGAGACAACAACAGAAAGAGAACCAGAGGTATAACCTAAGTCAGTAGCCAGATTGCCTAAATATGCAATTAAATATTCAGATAAAGTCATCTGACCTCCTTTTTATTTTTTGTTGGGAGAGTCTATATTTCAAGACTCTCCCATATTTTTTGTTTAGCTAAAATTAGCTAATCGTAGGATTCGCCCAAGTAGCGTTAGCGAAATAAAGGATTCCGCCAGCGGTGCGGTTATACACACCAAAACCAAATTCAGCTTCCATCGAACGTGAAATCAAAGGATAAGCAGAATTTTCAGGCATGAAACGCAAGCCTTGCAGACTCGCCTGTGGGCGCTGACGGTAAGCCAATGGTTTTTCATCAGCATCAGTAGCAACACACAGAACATAGTTAGCAACAGCCCAGGGTTTCACCCAAACTTCCACATCACCCCAATAACCAATCTTCTGATTCTCAAGGTCCGAGTTATCCAGGCGTTCGATTGTCGCGTCAGTAGCGTTGTAAACCATAACCTGACTTGACAAAGCAGTGAAACCAGTCAAAGCAATAAACGAAGCCTTATCAGTCAACGAAATCACCAACTTAACGCCCTTCGTGTGGCCATGTTCGGTGACATTCGAAACCAAGTTGGCAACAGCCGAGGCTGAAATCACGGGTTCGTCCATAAAATGAGTATGCGAAGCACCATCAAACGAAGCACCAGCGGGACTATCAGGAATAACACTCGAATCGGCATTAATGAACTGCTTCACAGCAAGAGTCACGCCGTTAGTGTTGCGGTCCACAAAGTTATAGTTCGTGTTGTTATACATAGCCTTGCGAATCTGCTTGTTCAATTCGTAAGCATAACCTTTCTTAACCTGCAAATACTTTTCAGTCAATTCAGCGGGAGTGGCAATTTCCAAATACTTAGAAGTAAAGCCAATCGAGGAACTAAACAGGCGAAGAGGAAACGAAACAGTCTGACCAACAGAATTCTTTCGGCTAGGAGCCACACCATATTCATCAACTTCAGTCATTTCGATTTTGGCAGAAGTGCCATAAACCATAGACTGTTCGGTAACGGGCTTGCACAGCCATTCAAGCTGACGAGTCACCTCACCATTAAAATAATCCAAATCAGCCTGAAGAACTTTATTGATAGTATCCAGACCAAACTCAGCCGCCGAAGCGTACTTGACAGCTCTCAAATCATCAACAGAATTAATACCAGTAGCCATTTTATAATCTCCTTATTTGACGATGATGTCACTGGCAGTAACAACCAGGGCGATAGCAGAATCGTTCGTGTTGACAGCGGAGGCCGACAGCAAACCAGCAGTAGCAGCAGGATAGAGCATTGCACCAGGGGTCAAACCAGCAGAATAATCAAACCGCGCACCATTGCGGAACAAAGTAACAGGCCCACCAATAGCAACACTATCAGCAGTGAAACCAGCGAGGGGTTTCGCGGCATTAGCAGCCACAGAACCAGAAGTAGAAACCAACTCATAAACGAGTCCGTCCGTGTGAATGTAGCAAGGCACAACAGCATCAAGAGCTTCGCCAGCGAACAAACCAGAAATAAAAGGCACTCTCTGAGCCGAAACAGCATCCAAAGAAGCATTAGTATTAACAGAAAGAACAGTCATTTTTTACTCTCCTATAATCTAGATAATTTTTCCAATAGGTTTGTGAACAACTTCATTTTGTCCACTTTTAGCGGGGGTTTGAGGAATTTGTCTCTTTCCACCCTCATTATTCTTTTTTGCCAAGTTAGAAATAAATTCCAACTTTTCCAGCAGGGGTAACTTGTCGATTAGGACTCTATATTCCTCTGGAACAGATTCCAATTGAGGTTCAATAACCTTTTTGAATTCTTCCTCGTACTTAGCCAGCATTGTTTCGAGATTGCCTTTTTCCCCTGCTAAATCATCTATAGTTTTCTTGGCTACAGTCTTTTCACGTGAAAGACGTTCTGAAACAATTTTGTCAAGCTCTGCCTGAGTAAATGTTTTAGTTTTTTCCAACGTTTCGGTTGTCACTTCCTCAACAGTCTGACCATCAATAATTTTGTCACTCACAATAAACCTCCTGAAATACAGTTTTTTTTACCCCATGAATCCATGGGTAGATTTTGATGATTCTAAAAATCAATAAACAATAAATTACCAATAAGATGATTTTTAGAATCCTAATTTTTAATTTATGCTTTTATGGCACAAACTTTATTACCCGCTGTTCCTTGGAAGGAAGCAAGGTTTAAATTTGTGATACTCAATAAAATGACTCTTCCATCATTCAAAATGGGATAACCATTCGAACTTCCACTGGTAGAACCAAATACCCAAACAGTAGCAGTATTACTAGGATTGTTCGTAACCAAAAATCCATTGATAGAACTAATATTTGGACCAACAACGGGAGAACCAGTCATCGTTATTTGAGTTGTTAGATTTGAGTCTTCGTTCTCAATCAATACATCACGTGAATAAATTACAGCCATTTTTCCTCCTTCTATCTTGCCTCCCTAAGAAAAGAGGAAATCAACTTTACATTTTTGTATTGGAATATTTTTTAATGAATTTATCAACAACAGTTCTAACGGTTGTACTTTCTACGGGACTCCATTTGTTATTGAACCTTATTTCTCTAACGATACATTCAGCCATAACAATATCTACATTTGGATTGGTGATGTTATGTTCTGCCACTATCGCTATTGTGGGTTTGACTTTCGATAAGTCATCTGTCAATCTTTCTAAGGCTAATTTTTGACCAAAAGGTAAATCTTTATTGCCTTCTTTTATTTCGATGAAAAGATAAAGTTGATTTTTATACTCAATCATTCCATCCATATCAGTAGCTGATAATTTACCTTCGTTCAGTATTCCAGTAAAATCAATCAACTGTTTAACCTTATCTCGATTGTTAAAATGTGTAGTTGCCATTGGTTTTTCTCCTTCTCTAATTCATAATTTGTCCTTTCCTTAAAAGAAAATGATGGTAGAATAGGGCAATAGCCCTTTGAAATGTTAATAATTACAACTTCTATAAATACCTTTAGAATGGGTTAGAGATACCCAATCTACTAAAAAACATATCACGAATAGATTTAGCCATATCGAAAGTACATTCATATTCAATTTTATCGAATATTACGCTCCCAATATATAAGGGTGGTAGTGAACTCCATTCTTCTAAGGTACATTCGGTAACTTTGCTTCCAGATTTGATAGCAAGATAAAAATTACTATCACATTCATCATAATTTTCAACAACGCATATGTGGATATTGCCAGTTTTGTTGTCCACCGTAGCAGCGGCATAGCCATCAACATCATTTCTAAGATAATTTTTCATCTATTTTCTCCTTACTATGCCTGATAATTACCTTATTATCAGGCATTATGATTCAAATAACTCAAATTTATTAGCATAAAATGAACTTTTTATTGTAGATTTATTCTGTTTTTATGGCAGTCTTGCCATAATTTCGATTAACAATAACATATTTATTCACTATTTATATTTTTGATATGTTCTTTGTCTATACCTTAGTGTATGGTTGACAATAAGGTAATGGTCTAGAGGCTTGTAGGTTGATTTTCAACAACAAAACCAAAATCACCAAGACCAAAATCCAACAACAAAATCAACAAATCTAAACAAATAATCCTTCAATACCAATAATCTACAATAACACATTGTACAATATTCATATTTCTCTCTGTAGAATGGCTCAGGTTGTTAAAAATATTCAATATGTACTAAATGACCTATAAGCCTGTAAAATCGCTTAGAAGCCCATTCTGATGCCTTGTAGGGCATTGTAGAGATAATTCTAAACAGTAAAATAACCTCGCGCCATTTACTCTTCTCTGCCCGCTAACGCGGGCGCAACTAAAGGAAAAAATAGAGGGGTTATTGATTTGGGAGGCAGGGGTTATTCTGCCTCCCTTCTTTGGCTTGTAAACTAAAAAGGTAATTCAGTTTCCTCGACATATCCAGTTTTTTCAACAAGGTTATCAATCAGCACATCAATACCTTTATCAAAGATATCATCTACAGTTCTAAAGTTCTTTTTGGTTCTCTCGAATAACCAGTAAATAGTATCTTGGTCTGGATTCACTTTTTCTACAAAAGAAATAAGTCTTTCCAAATCTTGATTGAAGTTATGTCTTTGGTCATAGTAACTTTCTGCTAAATCGCGAAAGGATTCGGTTACTAAAGAAGAAAAATCATCATCAGAAATAGTCGTACGATTATCGTACGATTCTTCTAAAATGTCGTACGATGACTCTACTTTACTTTCCTTTACTTTACTTTGCTTTATTTTAATTTCTTCTTCTTTAATTTCTTCTTTTTTAATTTCTTTTACTTTATTTTGTTCTTCTTTTATTTCATTAGAATCATCAAAAGAAGAAGAAACTTTTTTAATCTTAGACCTTTTTTCAGCCTGATAAGCTCTGTCATACTCCAACTTCTTTTGGTAGGCCTCCCCACCACCACGAAGAGTTTGTTCGTCCATAAAACGAGAAATACAATATCCACCATCTTCAAAATGCATCAAACCAACTTCAATCAAAGCATCAAGCGATTTTTCGATATTTTCTTTAGTATCTCTTAGTTCCCAGGCCAAATTTCCTATGGTCAGTGGTTTATTATTTTGGGCTAAAATACCCTCTGCATCTGCTTCCCTGGCTATCATATAAAAAGCAAAATAATCAAATCGAATATCTTTTGGAAGTTCGCCCAAGGTCACGTCATGCCGATATTTTGTATCTAAAAACAGCCAACTCATTTTTCTAGCAGCAGTAGTCATTTTGTTTTTGCTCCTCTCTAAATAACTAATTAATCACAATTTAAGCAATAGAATTTCTTATTAGGAATATCAGCTAGTGAAGGATAATCACTCAGCCGAATTCCCCAACTATTGCCACACTTGGGACACATCAACTTTATGGTTTCGAGTCTCAGTCCCATTTTTTCAATACGTTCCAACAAAATAATTTTTTCTTCCATCTCTTTTTTCTCCTTCAATAAAATTTAAAATCAATAAATATAAAATTGTTAAGGTACTGTGATATTCAATTGTTAAAGTGCTGTTTATTCAATTTATTTACTTGGTTTTTTGGTGGAAAACTTCCCCTAAAAAAACACTAGAAACAGTAGCGTATAAAATTCCAAAAAATGGAGCCATAGCATCTAATACTTCTTTAGGAACATAGGTAAGTACCACATAACCAGCTAAGGCCAATACCAGAGCAACACCGGCGAAGATTAGTTTTTTGGCTCTTGGGAGTTGGGCTTGGTAGAAATCGAGCTGTTCGAGTAAAAACGAAGCAGCAGCAATGTTGCCCCCACTCGAACAAAGGTAAACCAGGAAACTTTGTAAATCCATATCAATAACCTCACTTTAATTTCATCAATTTTGGCAGACAATATAATCAATTCTCGATAGCCTCTCAGGGACTCATACAGGCACAAAAAGGAAAACACAAAACTAAATACAGTAAACCAGAAAATAAACATGTTCATAATTTTTTCTCCTTATCTCAACATATACAAATTTGTGTAGCTTACTACACCCTCAATCTTATAATTGGGGAAAAGTGGTAGTCTATACGAAATACCCCATTGTCTTATCTATATCTTCAAATATAGTATTTCGAAAAATCTGTACGAAGCTATGCGAAATCCCCCAGAAAACTATTCCCTACCTTCAATCTAATATTAGATAGTGTAATCAGATAAAATTGATATTTAGCTATTTAGACATTAGCCGAAAATATCCTGCAATCTCTAATACACCTAACATAGCCTCAAATCGTTTATTGTCTGATTTTTGGTCAAGTTCAAATACAAATTTGGTCTGGTTCTCATTTGGGAACTGATAAGACCATCCAGCAGGTAGATTTTTTGGTTTCTGAATTCCATCCACCATAAACCAGCATTCATTTTTAGTTCTTTTAGCATCTTCTGGTATTCTAGAGTCGATAATCTCAACTAACCCACCCAGATAATTCTTGAAAATAACATCCATCTTATTCACTTTTGTTTTCTCCATTGTTTTTCTAATTTTCTTTACTGCTATGGCCACGTTACTTTTTCGTTTCTCGGCATAGCATTTATCACACAGCGGAGTCCGCCTGTGAGGTCTACGTTCTAACAATCCATGACATTTTTCACAAAAATTCTTCATTTGGTTTCTCTCCTTTCTCAAAAGATGTAATCAGATAAATCTATCTTATCTTTAATAATATCACAAGATTTATCATTTGTCAATAGGTTTTTGAAATTCTAATAAAACTCTAATAATTCAAATTACACTACTGGCAGAGGGGCACATCTGCAATTAGGGTGAGTGTCAAAAGGTTCATCCAGAGTATAGATTTTTCCATCTTTTTCATCACATTCTGGACATGCGTCATCTTCAGCATCCCATTCCCACCCCTTTACTACCCCACTTTCTTTCATGGCTAATAGATTAGAATCTCTAAAAACTCTAAGCTGTTCTGTTCTGGCTATGGTGATAGCTCTCTGAATGTTTCCATTCATGGATTCTTTTAGCAACCTTGCAGTTTCGAGGGGGTTTATACCTTTGGCTGTAGAGTTGATTAGAATTCGAACCAGGTTATCAACATCTTTTGGATAACTTTTTTGTAGGAGTTTAAATAGAGGTGTGCCATTAAAGGTTTGGCCAATCATAAATTCAACAGCTTTAGGATTCAATCGAACCAAATTCACCCTCAATACATCCGTTAGAATTCCTAATGAACCTTGAATGTACTTTCTTTGTTGGTCTGCAATATCAGCGGCTACTAACAGATTATATTTATAGGTTTGTTGCCTGACATCAAACAAGAATTTTTGGAAATATTTGTTTTTGTATAGTTGTTTACGGTCTTTTACCTGCATTTTTGCGAGTTTTAGCAAATCTGCTTCTAATGATTTTTCAACTTTTCCCCATTCAACCGCGAATTTTAGGAACTCTTCTTTTTCACCATTAGCCATTTTGGTTAGAAATTCATCATAGGTTTTACGAACTTCATTATTCCAGTTTCTTTTTGGCATATTGTTTTCTCCTAGATAAAAAAATAGGGAGAGAATTTATCATCTCTCCCTATCCTTTATTGTCCGTTGAACCTCGCTAGACTATTTGCTAAAGCATTTTCACTTTTAGTTTGTTCTTCTTCAGCATCTAATACCGCCTGTTCGATAATGTCATCACTAAAACCAGCTAATTTCAAGGCAGTTCTTAAGCCAAGAGAAGAATCCCTAAGCATTTTTAGAGTTGTAACCTTTTCGTCCATGGATTCTGAGAAGAAATCATCACATAAAATTTCATGGTCAAAATCACCCGCTTCATAACTTCCAACATTCCATAATCCAAAATAAGAACCAATCGTTAGAGCCATTTCGTTTAGTCTGATTAAACCGTCCTTTAAGTTATCCTGAGCCTCACCCGCCCTATCAAGAGCCGAGGCTAATATGGTTTTTACAGTCTTAGTAGAAACGTTAGATTGGTCTTTCAAGTTGTAGTATTTCAGTTCTGGGAGGTCTGCTTCTAACTCAGCCATTTGAGCATTCAAAATATTCAAGGCAGCATCATATTGGATATTAGGAACAAGAGAATTCAACGTACTCATTCCAGGCAT